GGATGCTCACCGGGAATGTCAATTGGTTCAGAGGGGAAGAGCGGATGATTCTTGGCACAAGTTCTACACCAATAAAAGTTGCCAAGCATTCGTTTCATTAGCAACTTATCATCTTCACTTTTCCACACATTCTTTGCGTCTTGCACCCCAAGGCAACAGAGATAACGCATCACGCCATGACACGTACACTCAATCTTCTTGAGATTTTTCGCCTTCACCATTTTGGTGTAGGTCTTTTTGGCGGAGTCAGCATTCATGTTCGGTGACGGCATGACTTTTTAAACTACCAGGACTTGAGGTGTAGTTGTCTTAGCTAGCCACAGATCCCTCAGCTCAGGCTCCGTGAAATGAGACCGCTTGGCATTGTCCCAATCTTTGTAGCCTGCTAATATTCCGTCATACTTCGCAATGAACCTCGAACAGATGTCGTCAAAATACTTGAACGATTCCCTCGACGGCCATGACAACATCCGGAATGCCAAAATCCGATTCAATGAACTGGTGGCGGAAACCTCCTCTTCATTACCATAAAATAAACTAGCAATCATTTTGGCGCCTTTTCCAAACGGTAGAGGGGGTCCGCGATCTGTAACTGTGTGTTGTGACAAAAACTCAGTGCCAAAAGCTTCCTCTGGCTCCTCATTCTCAATTTTCATGTGAGAGCCAAACAGCTCATAAGTGATATTAGCCACTGCGTGCGCATCCCACCAATCATAACTGTGCTCAGCGAATGACACATCGAGATCATCTCCCGTGATATTGTCAACGAAGTGCTCAACGCGCTCACTATGATATGGGGCTCTCCCATGTTCACGCAAGAACGCACAAATAAATGCGGTATCAAGCTTCAACTTCGACCACATAGTGTTATCAATGATTGTGTCAGAATCACCAGACGATTGGCCATCCGGCTTAAACAACACAGTTCCATCAGTCATCACAAAGAAACCCTCGCGCTTTGCGCGCTGTAAATTGACCATTCTCAAACGGTTTTCTTGTGACAAATATGGGCTACAGGCTAGCCTAACCTTCGTTATAGCTAATCTCCCGGGATTCAAAGATGTGACGTCGTTGAACCTGGTATCAAAGCCATGACAAAACTTGTGGCGAAATAGCCGGGATTTCATGTAAAACCACCCTCCGTGTTGGAGGGGGCACCCGACCGTATTCCAAAACCTCCCGGCGTTACGCACGAAGGCGACATTGAAATGCATATTAAGCAGATTAGAAGCATAACAATGTTCGGGAGAAACTGCGGAAATGAAACGGACAATGTTCTGTCTCAACTTCTCCAACTTCAACATCTCTTGTTTCATAAATGCTGTAGTGAAGGTCTCAACAGGAGTATCCGTCGCCAAGCTCCGCCAATAAACGTCCCAAAACCAAACCCAAAATTCCTCATCCATAAACACTTCATACTTCATGGAGTGCTTCATCATCCACGGGAAGCAAGCGGAAGTTGACATATTCATATGAGAAAGCACCTCCTCGTGTGTAGCCAACCTCCCTTCAATGCCCAACGTCTTTAGGTCATGCACCATCCATTCCAC